GGTTACGCTGTTCACGGCCAACCTCACGGAATGCGGCAGTCACCGCGTCAGTCAACTGCTGACGAACCGCACCATCAATTTCACCATTGATGTTAATAACAATGCCACCCGGCCTAATGTCAAAATTAGTTTTTGCCTCGAGCGCGGCAGCCGTAGTTTTTGTTTGCAACTCGGCACCCATGTTTCCCAGCACATTAGCCGGGGTAACAAACTGGCCTTGCAAAGTATTGATGTCACCGATCGTTTTCGATCCGGCAGCGACAAGGGCTTTCGCGTACGCGAGACCATCAATCGGACCCATACCCAAAATCTCAAGTCGACTACCCTTATTCAATCCGAGTGTGCCGAGTTGATTTAGCGCCGCCCCAAACTCTCGCACCATCGCTAGACGTTGAGTAATGTTCGCAACGATTCCCTCACCCGTAATTGGCACACCCGCGGCGGGTTGAAAAGTCCCAATCTTTCGCGTATCCAAAACCATTTTGGTAAACCCTTGCGCAATCCTTGCGAATTCTTTCGCCTGTTCTTTCGCATCATCGAGACGTTTTTGGATAGTTGTCACCATGGCGTCGACGCCAGCCTCGATCGCGGCTTGCCCTTCACTGCCTTGAGCCCACAAATCTACAAAAGACTTGAGTGCGGCTTGTCCACCCTTTAGCAGAATGTTTGTAATTTTTTTGAATCCCTCTGCCCCGACAATGGAATCGGCTAGGGCCTGTGGGACACCGGCGGCGATGAGTTGGGCGCGGGCTTTCAGCTGATCGACTGAGGTTTGTAGCCCTGCTTTGAAATCTTTGAATGGGTCCTTAGGCTTCTCTGGTTTAGCGGCGGCGCCGCTCGAGGTGACGGCGGCGGCGGGCGCGGCCATCGATGTGGTCTCCACTGGCTTACCGGTAGCCATCGCGGCGAACGCGGCACCCAACGCTTCACCCTCACGGATCGCGGCAGCCTGTGCAGTGCTCATGCCGTACACAATGTTTTGACCGAACGTTGACCCGGCAGCACGGGGCGCCGTCGGGTCAAGGAACATCGCTAAGCCAGCGTCAGCCATCTCCTGACCGATAGCGACACCCTCAGTAGAGATCGTGTCCACGGCCCCTTGAATACCGTCAGACACGCCACGCTTCAAACCATCAAAAGCCGTGATCGCTTCGTCGACTTTCGCTTCAATTCCCGGAATGGGAATGAACCCGGCCAAAGTTTTCGCGCCATCAAGAATCTGTCCCACCATGTTGAGAAACGCTTCCGCAATAGGTTGCGTAAAGTTTTTCAACATAAAGGATGCAACTTTTGCAAAAGCGAAAATTATTCCACCCAACGCCACCATCAAAGTACCAATAGCCATCACTAACTCAGTGCCAAGCATTTCCGCCAAGAGTGTAAAAATTGGTAGCAGCGGTTCCAAAATTGGCATGATCGCCGCCAACTCGACATTGATCAGTCGAGAAAACAACGGCAGAATCAAAGTCAAAGAACTCAACACCGGAGCCAGTGCAGTAACCAAACTCGTGAACGCGCCAATCACAAGATCAAGAATCGGGGTGGCATTGTTCAAAAGGTTCATGATCAAATCCGCAAGCGGCCCAAGCAGTGGCGTGACAGCAGAAAGAAGCAAACCAAACAGGCCACCAATTTTGCCGAGAAGCGGCGCAAGAATTGGGGCAATGCGAGTCGCAAGTTCCCCAATAATTGTCACAAGAGGAATCAAGGCAGGAACAAGAGCGACAATGGCGGAAAGGAAACCACTAGCAAGCGCCGCCACAATGTCCACAATGGCTTTCAAAAGTGGAGTCAGGACGGGTTGCAGCTGATCGAACGCCCCAACTAGCAGTGTCGCGAGTTCGCCAGCGACGGCAGTGAGCGGCCCACTCAATTGATCAAGGATCGGCCCCAGCGCGTCAACAATTTTATTGATCGCGGGCAGTACGGCGACGCCCACAGTTTCCATGAAATTGCCAAGCATCACATTAAGTTTGTCGAAAGGTGACGCGGCAGCCTCAGCGACGCCACCCACCTGAGACTCGACTTCCGCCATGATCAATGCCTGAGCACCAAGCAAATCACCAGACTCCGTGAGCGCCTTGATTTGATTTTTTTGTTGGTCAGTGAATGTGACACCGGCACGCGACAGGGCAGTGATTCCCTTAATGGGATCGTTCAAAGCCTTGCCCAACATTTTCGCGGCAGAGTCAACAGAACCGAAACCGGCAGCACTCAAATCTGCGGCGGCAACCGTAGCCCTATCAAACATTGCTGCCTGACCCTCGCCAGCATTCTTCACATTCTTAAACGTGAGAATCAGATTTTGTGCGGCTTGAATCTGTTCATCATCGATACCGGTTTTGTTCGATATAGCGGTCGCAAGTTTTCCGACTTCCTCCGCCGTCACCCCGGCAGCGCCACCCGTAGCCTTAATGATGGCTTCAGTGGACTTAGTGATGCCGACCGATTCCTGTGCAGCCTTACCCATACCCACGAGCGCCGTGGCAACCCCGGCAACCGCCAACCCACCCACGGCGGCCACAGCCCCAATGCCTTTCATTGCCCCACCGAAACTGCTACCCATCGAGCTCGTCGACTTAGACAGGCCAGCCAAATCCCGTTGTGCGGCTGACACGCCTTTCGAATCGTAGTCAGAAACGATTTTGATTTGGACAGCCACAGTTCACCACCTTTACAAGTTTTCGTTCAGTTTGGCTTGCACAGTCATTTCAAGTTTTCGCATTACGTCAGCGACCTGCTTTTCGTAATGATGTTTATCGTTTTGGGTTTTCTTATCCCACACACGATACAAGAGTCGAGGCTCAGGCCCGTGCCCCGAATTCATTAAGCCTTTCACGAATTTGGAGCCAGGGGTTCGGCGTCCCGCTAACTCGAAAATAGCGGCGGCAGGATTCGCGTTACGGACAACAACCACACTTGAATATTTTGTTGTGCCTGACCTTTTTAATTTGCCAAGGGCGACACGAAAACCGGACTTGACTTTTGAGGCATTCCACAAAACGTAATCTTTTGAGCTGAGTGATCCGCGCCTACGCCAACCATATTTAGACCATTGAGATAAAGCGACACTAGGCACTTTAGATTTTGCCTCATCCGCAACAGGCTTAAGAATGCCGCGCAATTCTTTTTCTAAAGACTTACGCGCGTCATTGTCAAGAAGCTTCAAAATGCGCAACGCCTTTTGAGCGTTTATTTCCACGTGCAAATTGTCTGACACGTGCACTCCTAGCGGTTTGATTCAAGGGCACGCCAACGCAAATACCTAGACATCGTGAAAAGCATCCGATCGGACTCGAGCAGTAACTGGCTTGGGGCAATACCAGTTTCAACAGCGAGGTGAGCAATCAGCCAATGGGCTGACTTATCTCCAAAGGGACAATGTCTTTACTGTCCTCCACTCCACCTACACCATCGATGGTGTTTACCCAAGCGTCAAAGTCGAGGTCAGTTTTTCCCACGCGAGAAAGTCCGGACCATGCAAGGAAACATAAATCGGTGAGACGGAAATTGGATTCAAGTTGTGTCACGGAACGGTCGTATTTTTCTTCAAATCGAACGTAGTCGGGTGCCGACACGGTGACATCGACACCCGACCCGTTCGCATAATCTACGTGCAGTTGCATTCTCATGGCGCAGGTTTCCTATTCTGTCGGATTGAGAAGTTATGCGGTCGCGCGTGACACGGTACCCGTGGTGGGCCACGTCACTGAAACCGTACTGATATCGCCAACGGATGACGAAAATGGGGTGTACTGGGTTACCAAACAGACCGCAGTATAGGCAGGATTTGTCGCGCTCACGGTGCCTGACGTTGGCTTGATTACGACAGTCGCGTTCGAATTAAGCAACGGGAAAAGCACAGCGTCAACAGCACCGGCAGCAAAGTCCTGAAAAAAGTTCAATGTAACTGAACCGGTTTTCAAGCCAGCGATACGCTCACGGAATGTTCCACCAAAAGCGGTCGTTTCAAGTTCCGCAGACTCAACCATGAGTTCTACGGATTGGAGGGCAGTCGAAAACGCTGTCCCATTGATAGTAATATTGTGATCAACAGCGGCGTATTTCGCCATTTTTTGCCTCCTCAGGCGTAGACGGTGACCATGAAAGTCGCCGATAAATATGATACATCGCCGAGAGTGACAGGTGTGATGCCTGACATTTCGGTGACTCTTAATGTTTGGGCTTTTCCTCCCAATGACCTATCACCCTCGATTGCAGTTTTCACACTTCCCGAACCCGTAGGGGCGAGGTAGGAATCTAAACTGTTTTGTGCGCTACGTTCTGCGACGCGGCCAACTAGCAGCGTAATCATGAACGTGTACTGATCGAGGCCACGACTAAATGCTTCGTCGTAAGTAATAGTTTCGACAGATACGACAGCAAGCGGCGGATTAATTTGGTCGGGGATTGTGGCGGAAGTTCTCAACCCGCTGATGGTGCCTAGTCGAGTGGCGAGACCGGTCCTCAGTTCAGTGACGGTCGCCATTACCAAACCCCAACAATGTTCCGCACGTAGGGCCGCACAAGCATTTCGACGTCAGGGTCAATGTATCGAGATACCCTGAGCATCCCCATGTCACCGAACCCGGCCACGCCCAACGGTGAATCGAAGCGTTTAAATTCGCGTGACGCTTGCAAAATAGTGGCCTGTTTAATTGCTACGGGCACGGCAGCGAAACCCCACACGCCCACAATTTGTACAGTCGCAACACTCGAGGCGACAGGGAAACTGTAATCGCCGGTTGCACGTACTCGAGTAAACGGTGTGACCTGGCCGGCAACGAGCTGATTAAGTGGCTCCGGTTGAAAGTCGGTTGTCGTGAATGTTTGGTCGTAAATGTAGTCGGCGTTTGTTGACGTGCGGAATGTTGTGATGGATTGGCAGTCATCAATTTGGACTAGGTCGGGACGTTCGGCAGCGAATGTGCGTGTCGCAGTTCCGGCGTTATAAAACACGCGCTCACACGTTCCATCGATCATGCGCGACGCGGCCTCAACAGAAAGTTCAAGCAATGTGTCGTCGACATTGTCGGTGATGCGTAGCGCGGCCTTAACTTCCGCAAGTGTGCAATAGCCGTTAACGATTGCCACGGTTACGCCCCGACGGCAAGAACTCGAGCAGTGACGGTGCCAGCAGCAGCGATACCATAGAGGACTTCATTCGGCGGCAAGTCAAGGGCCAGGGCAACACCGGAGGTCAGCGCGTAACCGTACGCGGTTCCGGCAACGTTACTGGCGCCAAGGTACGCGGTTCCCGAATCGACGCTAACAATAATTGACTGACCGACGTTGCCATCAGTTTCAGTCAAATTGAGCATCGATGTGGCTCCGGTGGTGAGGCTCACTGTTCCATGCTTCACAGCCATTTTGTTTCCTCCTAGTTTGGTAAAACTTGCACAGCGCCAGCGTCCGCAGGGCTTAGCAGAATTTCGTCACCCAATTTGATAACCGATTCAGTCTGAGTCTCGTCAACGGGAACAAGTTCACAACCCAACAGTGCGGCAAGTGAATCGACTTCCGATTCCTCAACTACACACACGTTCTCAACAATTCCGTCACGAACGATTAGGTAGTTCACGTCAAGTACCTAACAATCACAACACCAGATCCACCGTCAGCGCGATTTTCCGTCCCGCTGCCGCCTCCACCGCCACCAGTGTTGGCAGTACCTGCAACCCCATTTGATCCGTTAGCGTTACCTGCACCGCCACCGCCAGAACCACCAGTGCCCTGATATGTTCCAAAGAATGACGATCCGCCGCCACCGCCAGAGAAAGCAGCAGCCCCTACAGGCCAAGGATTCGTTACACCAGCCCCACCGTTACCGCCCTTATAAATTCCGGCACCCTGATCGGTAGCAATAAACCCATTATTGGAGAACGAAGCCCCGCCACCAGACGCGCCACCGTTCTGCGCTGAACCACCCTTACCGGATGGGGCAATTCCAGCCGAACCAATCGAGCTTGCAGGTTGAGCACCAGAAGCATCACCGCTAATACCACCCGCAGCAGTCGCTAACGTTGCACCAAAAGTTGACGAACCGGCGGTCGGTACGGCTTGTGTTGCTCCTGCACCGACAACAACGGCATAGTTATTTGTTGACACACTAATGCCCGTCGTCAGCGAGTAACGGCCACCGCCGCCACCACCACCTATGGAGTCAGGATTTTCGTCAGCAACCCAAAGCACTCCACCAGCACCACCACCACCTACACACAGAACCTCGACAGTCGCGCTGCCAGAAGCAACAACAAAACTAGAGGATGAATTAAACAAATGGTAGGTGTATGCACCATTAGTGGACTTCGTTCCACCAGTAGCCGAGAAAGTTCCACCGCCACCACCGCCAGACGCTACCGCATTAGCAGCTCGAGGCGACCTAATCCTGCCACCGCCAACAATCGAACCCGCAGAACGCAAGGATGCTTTTATGCGCGGCATCAAGTCATCCTCCAATATTGTAAGTTTTGCGCAACCAATCCACAGTCAAAGGCAAACCCTCGGCAAGAGTTGTCTGTGGATTATGCGACAGGAAACCCTTAGCCCGAGTAATGTCGGGCCGCTTAGACGTCACATTATGCGCATCGAAAGACTGATACGTGATTAGGGCAGGGTCAGCACCGGTCAAGGATAGCAGCATTTTAGCCACATCCGAAACGTCAACAAACTCCTCCCCGCCAACATTCACCGTCATACCCGAAATGAAATTATCGGCAGCATTCGCCAGCGTAGGAATAAAATCACCCACGTACATAAATACGCGCTTATAACCCTCAAAAACTGTAATCGGCTGATTAGTCAATAGGCGATAAGCAAACAGGCACACCACGGAACGATAGTCATGGTAACGCTCACCCGGACCGTAGGCGTTAAAGAATCGGAGAACCATTGTGTCCGTGCCGTAACGGTCACCGAAATTCTTAATCTGCATTTCGTTGACACGCTTCGATATTGCGTAGTCATTTGTCAACGGCGGTTGCGCATTCAACTCAAGCAGCGACTCGTCAATCGTGTCCACACCGGCCTCACCATAAACTTCCGATGATGACGCGAACACATGCTTAAATCCGAGTTCCTTTTGAACCTCAAGAATATTGCGTGTGCCAATAACGTTAGTCCGCCACACTTGCTCATAATGGTCCTCCCCATTCATTCGCCCAAACTCGGCAGCCAAATGGTAAACGAGGTCCGGGTCAATATCCTGCAGAATCGTACTGATTTGACGGTAATCCGAAATATCGGCACGGAAAGTTTGAGGATAGGAATGATGCTGCAATTCGATACCGTAAACCTCGTGTCCTCGAGCACGCAGCTCCTCGACTAGCGGACTGCCAAGCGTACCGGCGGAACCAGTGACAGCGATTCTCATAATGTTTCCTTAGCGCAGTAGGGGATTAAACGAGGGACCAAAACTTGGAGGGCTGTTCGGTGAGAATATTCTTGGGGTCGCCCGGTTCGAGACGGCCAACGAGTCGAGAATTTGTTATGACTTCGCATCCGGCAAGGGTAGCCTCGATAACGGTACGCGGGCAAGCGTCAAATTCTTTCGGCAAATGAATGAACCATCGAGCGCGTGACATATGCTCGAGCACTGTTGCCCTGTCAACATTCGATAGTTCGATGAGTGGCACATTCATTTCCGCCGCTTTGATGCGTGCGTTAATTTTTCCCTTTGCCGGGTGATTACGTGCGGCGAATAAAGCGAATGGTTCTTTGATGCCTGG